CTCAAGGAGTTGAGCAAAACCTTCTGAGACTTGTAACTGTGTTGAAGGGTTCATACCCAACATGCCTGTGGCGCGGTATTCCTGCAAGGCTGCCTGAAATTCAGCAGGCAGGTTTGCCATCAGGGCATCAACAAGTTCAGGATTATTCTTCTCCATGCTGTGGAAGATTTCGTGACCTAACACACTTAACGTAGCACGTTGGTTTGCACGGGTTGGATCTACACGCTGGCCATCTACCTTAGCACTGGGATCTACTACAAACAAACGCCTGGAGTTGCTTGGGTCAATGCTACCCGTAAATCCTGATTCAACTTGATTACCTTCAGCATCCGTAGCCGTGGAATCAACAAGCACCACTTCCAAGCCCAGCCGTCTGCCCATGACCTGCAACTTGCGACCAAACCTTGTGGTCTGCTCACGAGGAACAACCGTGGTCGTATGTGTGTTTTTGGTTTCCGTTGTTGCAGCGTTGTCCAGTCTTTCCAGAGCGGCCCCCACTGTGGTCTTCATGTCACGAACTTGTGGATCACCGATGTCTTCTGCTCGACGTTGCTCTGCCTCTTGACGTAACTGCGCTCGCTCGTAATCCGCTTCTGATACAACACTACCGCCGTGCGTTTCCGAATACACAACTGCTTGGGCTTTCGGATCTACAACCATTCCTTCGGGAGCGTACTCTAATGATGCATCAATGTCGCTACTAAAGATGACATCACCACCCTCATCAACAACAAGATATGAGTTCTCTAAATCTGCGTCCTGAATTAGTTGCTCGGTAGTCTCCTGTTTCTCAACAATCTCATCTTCAATACGTTGCCGTTTTTCTTGACGCAGTCGTGCTATGTTCTCAATGGTCGCTGGAATATAGGTTTCGGTAGCCTCGTCGAATACCTCTTGTTGTCCTTCGACCTCAACAATGTCCAACGTGTCATCAGTTTGTGGTGCTTCCGCGTCACGTTGTCGTACATACTCTTGCGCTAGTTCTTGTGTTTTGCGTTGACGGCGTTGCCCTTGCGCACCTCCCAATGTAACGGCTGTGCTACCACCAATAAAGCCGCCCGCACCAGCGGCCAAGACGGCTTCTTCTGTTGCAACATTCTCAGCCAACCTTTGCAGGAAATCCAACAAGCGATTGCCTCGCACTTCTTCTGGTATCGTTGGATCTGCCACCTGAACCAGGGTCTGCTCAAATGAAGTCTGCACGGCTTCTTGCAAACCTTCTGCCCCTGCCGCTATCGACGCATCGTTAAACAACGAACCGGCTACGACATTATTATTTGGTCCACCCTTTGGACCCTTAATGGCCTTCAAAATCTTACTGAACCCAATAAACTCCAACGCACCGCTTACCATGCCACCTGTTGTTGCATAAGCGCGTGCCACCTGGTCCTTCTCTGTTTCGGACATCGTTTCGTCTTTGTCCAACACCTCACGAACGCCTTGGTAAATCTGGTCAGCCGCCATGCCCGCACCCATAGCAAACACGGTTCCACCTTGAGCGACCTTTCCAAATTTGCCCAAAAGACTGGCAGCACCAATCATTGGAATCATCTGGCCAGCACCATTAGCAATGACGTTAAGCCAGGTTCGGGGGTTAGAGATGGACTGGTTCATTGCGCCCATGCGATTGACAAACAACTCGTCGCGTAAATACGATTCGGTAGCCTCATCAATCGTGTCGCCAGCAGCAACCAAGGCAGATTCCATTCCCCTGCCAATAGACGAATAAATCCCTCCTACCCAAGTGTCTTTATACCCCTCTCCATAGAGCCATTCTGGCACGTCTTCATTAAGAAATCTAGCAGCACGCCCAAAGGAGCGAAGGCCACCTGTTAATAGATTTCTAGAACCTCTGCCAACCATGCGGGATGCGTCAATCAATTCATCAAGTGTTCTATCCTTGGTTTTTGTTTGACCTGTCTTGGTTTGCCTATCAAAAATTGATGTGTATTGAATTTCTTCTTTGGATACCAAGGATGATCGAAGTTGGTCATACAAGTCATGCTGGTTTGGGGCAACATATTTTAACTTATGCTCATCACTAAGCATGAAGTCAACAAGTGATCTATCAATACTCTTAACATGATCGCCACGGTTAATTGCCTGCTTAACCATTTCCAGAACATCTTCGCCATCAGCCCAGTTATCAATATCCCTTACCATAGACTGTAGATTAGGGTTGGCACGCATTTCGTCTGTCAAAGACTTTTGTTGCTCACGATACGACATAGGTTCAGGCTTTGCCTCTTGATCCTTGCCTTCTCGCATTGTTGAACTAAGCATGTCGCTGCGGGCCATAGCGTTGTAGATAGCCATGCCATGATCTGGGAACGGTCCCTGAACTTCACCTGCTTCCTTAGCGCGTTGGTACGCTTCTTGTGGTGACTTGACTTCGCCATCCCAGATCGAGGGGAAGTTGACATACCCCGCCGCGCCCTCAATGCCGTCGATCAGGTTGCCTTCCTCATCAATACCAAACGTCATCGACTTCTCTGTAGCAGTCTCAGTCTGTCCGGGTTCCTCACCAGGCACTTGAACAAACGGCCTGCCAGTTACAGGATGCTTGCCCGTTGGCTGTTGGTACTGGCCAGATAACTCTGGGTACAGATCCTCAAACGAGAAATCCGTATTAACTTCGGAACCCTGACTTGGGTACAAGTCTTCAAACGTGAAGTCGGCGCGTGTCATTTGTTAAACCTAACCTAGTAAAGGTTCGCTGGATTGATAGGTCCACCAGTAAGAATGCGTTGAAACTCTTCGTATGTTTGTGGGCCTGGTGGCAGGTTGTTACGCCTCAACCAATCTTCATACATTTGTCTTACTTGATTTTTTGCTTCAGACTCACCGCCGCCTGGTTGAGCAGGATGAACGATTTCTCCAGTCGAGAGATCGTATGTGACAGGCTCTGAACTTCCAGAGATACCGATTGGTGGAGTAGGAAGAAGTTCCCATGTGCCTGTCTCCGAACCTCCGCCACCTCGTGATGGAGGCTGGCTTGGTGCAGCAGTTTCATTTGACATGTTCTGAGGACTAGGCTGGATTTCGGTAGTTATCTCAAACCCTTTCATACCCAACGCTTGAGCCACAGAAACCAGCACATCTACCGGATCAATTTGAGAAGTGTCGTGGCCCGCTGCTTGCAAGCGTTTGACTATTTCCTCAACCATGCTTTCCCAGTCACCAGATTTGATAGCGGCTTCAAAATTACGCTGCTCCTTTATCATGGCATCGTAATTTCTGCCACTTGTCATATTGTTAATAGTGTTATCAACAACCGCTCCGATGTTCTCAGATGTTGGAGGACGTTTGGTTTGGCTTCTTCTTGGTCTTGCTTGAGCAAGAATGTTGTTGCGGAGTATTCTTTCTTGCGCTCTGTGTTCGTTTAGATCTTTCTTGAAACCCAACATTAAGCCATGCGCTTCGGTGCCTACTTCAGCATATTCGTATATATCTTGAGCCAATTCTTCTTCAAGCATGTCAATTTGATTTTGGTGATATTCAAGATCCTTCCGCCACGTTTCCTGCTTGACATCATAGATATGTTCACTTAATGCGAACACCGCAGCATCAAGACCTGCCTGATCTCCAGCCTGCATGGCAGAAGCAATTTCGCCCAAATGACGGTCATACAATTCTCCCTTTCCTGTAATTGTTGACGCACCTTCAGTCAACATTGCAAGCAAATCATCTGGCGTGTTAGGGAACTGGTCCAGAAACGCCATCAACGAGTTATGGTTGCTTTTTGCAATCAAATCTCCAAGCAGTGATGTTTGTGTTGCAAGTCCCTTTCTGGCTGTCTCCGAATTCATCCGCTTGGTTTCAGCGGCATACGAAGCAATAGATAATTTCTGCCAGTCCTGAATCATGGACATGGCTTCTCGATCTACTGGCAGGAACTGGCCTTGAACATTGGCAAACCACTGGCCTGTCACCGGGTCAACGTGCATGGAGTTAATGTTGTTTCGCGGTGATTGCATGCCTGGGTTTGGCCGTGGTCCCGCAGCACGTTGCTGACCCTGAGCGGCACGGTTGCGTACATCCTGTACCGCTTGCTGTTGCGGCGTTGCGGTCGCTCCATCCGGCTCTGGCTTCTCTGGCGTGATTGACTCAGCCACAGGCTCGTCTGTAGTTGCAGCGTCAGGTTCGGCTTCGCCTTCCTTAGCACGATCAGCAGCAGACTTGGGAATTAGACCAGGCATCGTTCCCTTTGCGCCCGGTCCCGCTCCTTCAATTAACTGGTTCGCGTTTGGGTTTGGCATTATGTCCTTGTCATCAAACAAGAACAGTGGCGGAGTGCCAGCGGCACGTTGCGCACGGACATCGGCCATCATTGCACCGAACGTCATCTCGCTCATTGATTTGGACATGTTGTCCCAGAACGCCGCGTCCATACGGCCTAGCGTGTTCGCGTAAAACTTATCATTACGGGCGCGGTCTTCAGACAACTGCTTGCGGGCAAACACACGTTCGCGGTATTGATCGTCCAGCATTTGCTGACGGCGACGGTGCTGCATTTCATCTTGCGTCATCGACAGGTTGACGAGTGCAAATGGGTCTACTGGTGCTTGTGACATCTATTTATTTCTTTCGGTTTCTTACAGCAAATACCATGTTTATCAAGAGTTGCCAGAGTTGCCTAATATCCAGCCATAGGGAGAATTCTGCGCTTCGTTCCATAGGTTTTGTGATTGCTGATATTGGCTATAAGGTTCCCATGCTCCTGTGAATGGATTGGTTCCATACTGCTGCCCAGCATTCCAACTCCAATCCGCATACGGACTAAACCCAGCCATACCTGCGCCTAGTAGTCCTGAAACAAATTGTGACCCGCCTTGTTGCTGATAGCCTGGTGCGCCAAATGCCATTTCTCCAGCACCACCCAACGCGCCGCCAAGGCCAGCACCAACCATCATTCCAGTAGGTCCAAAGAGTGCGCCTACGCCTGCACCAAGGCCAGTTAGTAAGAGGCTGCCCCAACCACCTTCTTCACCTACAACTACATCTCTGTCTTGGCCAAGCATGCCATACTCTGCCAGTTTCATTTGGTAGGCTTCTTTCATCGCCGGACCAGGATTGACTTGCAGCGGCTTGGAGCCTTCGATCCACTTCTGAATTTCCAACTTACGCAACGCGGCCTGGTCTTCCCACTCCTTGCGTTGTGTGTCAAGCGTAGACATTTCACGGTCTTTGGCTTCTTGCAGATCGCCCTTCATTTCATCGCCGTACCGATGTGTGGCCTTGCGTTGCACGTTTGACATGCCACGGAAACGCTGGTCCTGAACACGACGTTTAGTCAGTTCTTTGACATCCTCAACACGCTCTCCAAAGGTCGTATCAATACGATCCTTCATGGTGTTGTACCTGGAGTCTATTGCCGTACTCATGCCAGCGATAGCTTCCTCACCCATCGTGCGGTAGTTCTCCCACTGCGCCCACAGGTCTTCGGTGTATTGCGTTACGGCTTCAATCTGACCATAGAACGCTTCGGTTGCTACACCCTTGTAGTAATCCTGCATGTAGTAGTGGTAATTTGGTTTCGTAATTTCTGTGCTGAAAAAGCTCATCGCTAGTTCCTCTCACGCACGCGACCCGCGACTGCGAGTGTGGCGGTTATGTTCTCCAGTGACCACGGTGTTGAAACCGCGTTGCTGGAGAGTTTGACAAATATGTTGTGTCCGCGTGCGCGAACGTGTTTCCAAAGATTACGGCCCTTCTTCCAAGAGCCAGAAACAACCGCGTCAGATGACTTGGCCTCTTCTGCCGTGTCGCCAACGTAGATGCCCCACTCAACATCAGGCGACTGTGCGTCCAAGACCGCCGCCATTCTCATGACCTTGGCTTCAGTTACACGGCCAATTTCAAATGGACCAATCCAAACGTGTGAATCAATCGTGGTTCCATCATCACTGGTTGCTGCCGCGTCAAAGTATCTCACATGTC